GGATCCTGTTTATTATTTCCTGTGTAATGAGGTCTGTAGTTAACTCCTCGTGTTGACAGGAAGTTACGAATCTCTTCGTCTTGTGTAAGGAAAAGCTGAAAGGCATTTGATTCCACAATGACCACATGCGGTTTATACGCATCGGTCCACTCCTTGATAAGAGAACGGATTGCTGCAGGTGTAGGAGCCGTCATGACGTGAACGTCCATGATATAGCGTTTATGTGACCTGCGGTCAACCGCATAAGCAACAGCAGCGGTATCACCAGACATTGCTGGATCTATACCAATGACTCTAAAAAAGTTATTAGAGTTCTCAGGATGACCTGCTGCGCTTGCAACCAATGCACCCGATTTTCTCATTCCATTTACTGCGCCTCTGACGCACATCGGGTCGAAGATTGCATTCTCCGCAATATCGAGGTTCTGGTAAACCAGTGACCACTTAGATGGTCCTGCCTCGTTACGGACAGCCGTTAGACGCTGTCCTGTCCATCGATCAAACAAGCCATCCTCATCTGGGATATCATCGTCAGTGAGTTGTTGTTCGGATTTTTCCCATAGACATTTCCAGTCTTTAGGATCGTCTGCGTATTCTAAGACCGCAGGCATCGATAAATATGACCAAGGTAATACACCATCGGTGTAGTGGCTTGGGTTTCTTAATTCTTTATATAGATCAACTGCAGAGACTCTGGTACCAACAACAAGAAGTTGACCCCCACCTGGTGGTAGACGAGAGGCAACTTCTTGGCGAATCCATTCTTGTTGCTTAGCCCACTCTGAAGCGTTACTCAGAGTGACCACGTCATCTAAAACTATTAAGTCGGCACGGTTACCATAAACCTGCCCGCCCATTCCTATAGCTTCTACAGTTGGGTCTTTAGCATCTGACTCACGTACATCGCCACCAAGGTATACCTTAGTAGCCGACCACTGGTCGGCGGTTGCTTTATATCCATCGGCTGGACCAAAGGCTACCTGAAGGTCAGCGTACCGAGGATGCGTCAAGCGTTGCTTGATCGCATATAAAAACTTCTTTGCTTGTTCCTGTGTCTTGGATATAACCATGACGTTGATATTAGGATTCTTAACTATTCGGTAGGTTACATAGTTAATTGTTATAGTCATGGTCTTAGCATGGTTAGGGGGTATGTTTACCAAGAGGCGGGATAAGCCCGCCGATCCCTTTTCATAAACCATGGAATCATGTAACCAAGAAGGATCTCTACCTTCCAACATGGATACCACATTAAGCATGTGAAGTGGTACTTTGGTACCAAGATACTTTTCAGAGAACTCTGCAAAATCAGATAAGTTAGACCGAGCCTCATCGGCGAGGTCCTGTGTTCTAAACCGAGCATTATCTATTAAAGCTGAGAAGCCCTCGGCTTCTCGGCGTTGGGTATCGTACCAAGATCTAGATCTACCAATAACTTTTAAACCATCAACGATTGTGCGCCCTTGGCGCACCAATAGGATAAGTTCTTTTCTGGCTTCTTCTGGTGCCAATTGTCTTTCCAACGTTCCTCCAGTGCCTGTAGGGGTCCACAGGGGTCTGGACAGAAGTATCCCCACTTATGCTTATAAGTACTTATTGGCAGGCTTAGAGCCTGCCTTTGGGGGCTCAATATATTTCGCCCTATACTTATATAGGGGTCTTGAGCGTCGGCGTGTTTCAAGAGCAAAATAAATAAATCTTTTATTGGTTATCTATAAATTAACATAACCGCAGGTCAGAGCTGGTTTTCTGGTGAATATTATTTTACGGATAGTGGGGGGAGGGTGGGGGGTGGTGTTAAACATGGTGGGGGTCGGCTAGGGCGAGCGCACAAAAAAAGGGGCAGAGGTTGCCCCCCGCCCCACAGAAAAACACGCTCAGAGTTGACAAAACCCCACGCTCATGCTACTGAGCGCAGGGCTTCGCCTGACTATCTATCTAGCGAGCCTTGCGTGTATGTGTAGCCACACGCCCGCTATTGAATACGATTGCGAGAGCCTCATTGCCTCCGCATGATTGAACATCAAACACGATACCAATGTGCTTGCCCTTGCGGACAAGGTCGCCTGCGTGAGCCTCTGCGAGTGAACTAAGTTCAAACTCAGGCACATGCTCCAGCGTGGGAATGTTGTAAGACTTCTTGACCAGCGCAATCTCTGCGGTTAGGTCGGCGAACAGGTCTGCGTTCATGTAGATATTACTCATCTTGCTGTTCCTTTCAGCGTCGTTGAGACCACCTCAACTGACACCGAGAATTATCTCATACCTCAAGCCGAATGTCAAAAACCCAGCGTAAATCAACGGAGTGTCTACCTGCTGTGTGTGTATGTGTATGTATGTGTGCGCCTGTGTGTATGTATGTATATGTGTGTATGTATGTGCGGGCGCATGCGAGATTCACGCATGAGCAAGTAATAGTTCATATGCGTATGAGCAGGTGGCTGCTCGCATATGCGAGCTCGTGTGATCGTGTGCGTCTTTCATTGATAGCAAATCAAAGATTTGCTTAGATAAGGGGGTCAAATCAAATCGGTTTGGCAATTGACGAAAGGAACACCATGAGAACAGTTGAAAGTAAGACACTAGTCGGCGTCGTTAAGAACGGCGTTGTTCATGTCAGCCAAGCAGATAGCAAGCGCATCTTCGCAAAGGTGCGTATCACCACCAACACCGCCAAATCTTCAAAGAAGATTGAGGCAATTCTATCAGCCTTCAAGGCATATCCAAACTTCACGCTCGTAGCCAGCGAGATTGCGAAGGTTGAGCCAAAGGCTTACCTAACCCTGAAAGGAAGTGTCGCCTAATGACTACATTACCTCTGCTTTACACAGACTTGATTGCTGTAGCAATCGCTTTATTTATGGGTGGCTTCACTATCGGAATGCTTGTCGCAAGGCGGGCAGTGCGGGAGTGGCTCGCTCGTCAAAGATAGCAGACTTTAGTCTGCTTATTAGGGGGGGTAGCAAATCGCTATCCCCTCTTTTGTCGCTTCAGAAAGGAGCAACTATGAGAAATCCTGACCGCAAGAATGGCAAGGCATGGAAGAAAGCACCGAAGGTTAATCGTAAGACAGGCAGAACTGTAGGCGGATACTCACCAGCCAAGTTGGCTGAGCGAGCAAGCAAACGAAAGGGCTAACCATGACAACGCAGAAAATCACCACATATCTATCCGTTGATTGTCGCTTATGTGGCACATTCCAGCACATTGAGTGCGAGCAATGGCAAGCAGATGAATTGGACAAGCCTCGCTCTGAGCGCATGTTCATGCAAGATATCTTCCCTGATTTACCTATCGGAGATAGGGAATTGCTTATCTCTGGCACATGTAATACCTGCTGGCAAAAGATGTTCGGCAGTGATGAAGATGAGGAGGAGCAAGCATGAGTTGGACAGTATGGGTAGGAGGAAGTGAAATGAATACCAACTTGCTTACCTATGAGCAAGCGAATGAACTAGCAGGTTACTGGATAGGCAATGGCTACAAAGATGTAGCCATACAAAACACAAGCGAAGGGAGCAAGTAAATGGGAGCAAGAGTTAACTTCATCTTCAAAGAAGATGAGACAGCAGTAGGAGAACCAGCATCACCAAGCGTGGTGCTTTACTCACACTGGGGGGCAGATACATGGGAGGTTGACTTGGCTTGCGCCTTGTCTGTGGCAGAGCCACGCTGGGACGACCCTTCTTATGCCACTCGTATCGTCATCTCCAATTTAATTGGAGAACAATGGAAGTCATTACTTGGCTTCGGTATCTACGCAAGCACAAACATGGCAGACCCATGGGATTTGTGTGTAGAGATTGACTTCGTCAAGAAAACTGTTGACGGAGTTGCCTTTGATACATTCGTAAAGTATGGACTAGCGAAAGGGGAATACCAAGATGCCTAACTGGTGCTACAACACACTACTAATTGAGGCAGAGCCTCAAGTAATAGCCAAGATTAAGGCGCAGTTATCTGCTCCTTATGAGGACAAGTATCAAGACCTTAAGTCTGATACATGGACAACACAAACAGTTCAAAAAGATTTATCTTTTTGGAACATCATTCGCCCCGA